AACAAGGAGCAGATATAACAAAGCCAAGAAGAAGTAGCCTCCTCATTCGATAGTAAGATCAACGACAAACTGACCTGTTATTACGATACCCGTTCCTGTTCCTGGTGTCATTGTAATATTGTGATTGTCTATTGCTACTGCTGCTGTACCCACGCTTCCAGCACTTGTGCTTGTAAGGTCCGAAAAATTTGGCACAGTACCTACTGTAACTGCACTACCTGGTGTGGCATCTCCTTCCACATAAGATTGTGCAAAACTGAAGGCTTCTCCCGAAGTAGCCTGTGTAGCAGAAGGAAATGAAATGCTAGGAACTCCATTAGTTGCAGAACCAAAACCACCGATAGTAGCTGCTGAGTTTGAGTCTACAGTTGTAACATTGTTTCCGCTTATGCTGTATGAAGAACCAATCTTATCAGCCGTACTAGCTGCTGAAAGCGATTCAAACTTTACACTAGATGATATGGAATGATTCATGTCCGCATAAGCTGGTGCGGATACAAGAAATAAAAATGGAAGTAGCTTTTTCATTTTTTAGGATCAACGATTTCTGCACCAATAATTTTAATTGGTGTTTCAATTCTAACTGTCTGATAACCACCAGACTGTGATGCTAGTAACGCTTCTACTTCTTTCTTGTTTAGCGGTTTATCTTCTGGTTTATATGTACCATCACCTCTTTTCTTAGCCCCTTCTAAACCAAAACTGGCTAACGCACCAGTTAGCAGTGAAGCGGGAAATGTAATATCTTTCGGCTCGTTACTATACCCTGGGATTGAAATGTAATTAAGAGAGACTATAAAGCCACTCCAAGCGACTACAATAAGTCTTACTACAACTGAGATAAAAGCTAATTGTTCCTCTTTGTCTGTAATGTTTTCCTTCAGTTTTTGAAGTGGACCTTTCTTCTCCTGTTCTGCCATAAAAGCTGAGTATCTTGTCTAATACTAGCAAAGTAGCTATGTTTGGGAAGTAACACATAAAAACGATGGTAAAAATTCTAAAACCTATCCTTCTTGTATTTATAAAATCCAAGGCAATGAAGAGGTTAATTATTGATCTACTAAAGGCAATAGCCAAGCAAACAGACAATACATTAGATGACCAAGCAGTAAGTTTCATCGAAGCCAGAATGTACCCAGGTACTACCACTACTCTGCAATGATATGAAAGATGATGGCTTTTTAAAAATGATCCATACGGAACTGCCACCCGAAGCTGAATTAGCTATAGAACTTCGATGTAGAGAAGTAATGGCTTGCGAAGATACAGATAGATTAAAAGCCTTTTGTATAGACATGATGAAGAACCATGCCAGGGCTGAAGCAGTTTTATCTAAAGCCATGATGAAGGTAATAGAACTAGAAGCAACATTAGCTGTATTACAAACCAGGGCAAAAAAGAGTACAGGCATTTATAAACTTAGATGGTGGGCAGAGCAGTTTTATATGCACATGAAATATAGACATATAACAAAGCGTCATTCACGAGATGCGTAACGAGCCTGTATGTCAGGCACTATCATTTCTGGATACTGGATCGTAAACCATTTGTGTCCACACTCATAACAAAGCCTTCTGCGAACTGTTATAAATTTTGAATTTCGCTCAGAACGAATCACCTTTTGATCGCTGTACATCTTACAGCCTGGGCACTCGACCCATGTTATTCTTTTCATTTATCTTCGTTATAAAGTGTTTTTAAGTAGTTAGTTTCAATAGCATTTCTTTGTTCTACATAATCTTTGTTTGACATATTCTCAAACAAGTATCTGTCAGACAAATTAGCTAGTGCTTGGAAATAGTCTTTGGTAGCTCTTCTTTGTTCTTTTGTCATAATGAATATCCATCTATTTAGCAGTAGGTTTTAAATCGTCAAAAATGTCGTTCATTGATATTTCTCTTTGATCCAGTTTTTCATTTAGTCTTTCCATTTCGCTTAACATTCTGTCCATTTTCTGATCCTCGTGAGCCTGTTCATAGATAGGTTCTAAATAAGTATCAATAGCAGTTCTAACCAGATGAGATATAGATTTACCTGGTCCGCTAAGACTTTCCAATGCTTTGTGCTGAGAGGTTCTAAGCTGAACTGTAGTTCGTATCAGCTTATCTTTTTCAAATAGTGATGATCCTTTGATAGCCATGTTTTTTAATGTAGTATAGTAGACTGAGGACTTACAGATCGAGTTAGCTTATTTAGTAGTTTATTAGTCAGGGAACCCATTAGAACCCCTTTGACCCCCTACTAAATCCTCGATGGGAACTTGAAATATCATTTGTAAAATTGTGCAAATGGAGTATGAGGGTCATGGCTCCCAAGATTACAAAAAAGCAGCGTAACTACCTGATCTATTAGCAGGTTGATCTTGCCTCAGACATTAAACAGACAGCTTACTGTCTGCTATTAATTCTTCTTCAGTAGGTTCTCTGTAGTCACCTGGAAAAGAACCTTCTGTTTTTACCAGATCATAATAAGGAGTTTTTTCAGCTTCCTCTTCAGTTATAGGAATACCAAATAAACCTTTATGCTCTTCGTCTTGATCTAAGACAGTTTTACCGTAGCCATCAAACCACCAACCGACTCTTTCTACATCTACTGGATAGGCAGAACAGTCTTGTCCGTCATAAATGGTGGGTAGCATAAGGTCAAGAGCTTTTTCATAAGACTCAGCTTCTACTTCAAACACTTCGTATAAAGTGCTTTGTGTTTTGATTTTGTAAAGTTTTTTTGTGGTCATGATTAATTTGAACTTCTTTAGAAGTATAGCAACAAAGTGCCACCACTATGTCATCTGTTACGAAACTTTAACTTTCGGAATTAGCCTTTCTTCCATCTATTCTTCTTTGTACCGATTCTCTCCATAACAATTCATCTTTTGCTTCGGCTATCTTGTATTCTGCACTAGAAAATTCACGCTCTAACTGACTGTATGCAGCCTTTCTAACCCAAGCTGTGCCTTTCATTCCCTTCTTTTCTGCTGCCTTTTCTATAAGTTTTGATCTATGTGGATCTATCAGAACTTGGTAATAATTTTTGTTGCCGTGTTTCAGTGCCATTAAATAAGTCTCTCTTGTACTACTTTACCACCAAAAAGGCAAATCGGCTTTATCAAGCTTA